TCATCTTAAACTTTCTTTAAATAACCTCACAATACACAACCTTCATTATATTATTTTTTTTATTTTCTTTTTAATAAGCGGATGTTGTATATTTTTTAAGCTCCTTTAAATCTTCATTTGAAACTTTCTCTACAAAATCCACCGCCTTCTGATTAATTCTAATCAACAACATCTTTCGTTTGTCTGTTGTTGTTTCCATTTCTTCATAAATAAAATTTTTAGGATCGACACTAAATATACAACCGTCATATTTGGATTTGTGTTTTGGATTTGGCGCGGGCACAGTGACGAAAAATAATTTATTAACCGAGCGACACTTTGATAACTGTTTTGGACTAATGGTAAGCGCATTAAATTTAATCCAAATAACTTGAGTTTTAACTTCAACACTTTCATTATTGACAGTTAAATCTTTATTTCTATCGTATAGATTGGTAGAAAGTTCAACTTTGCCACCTTGTTTTGTTAAATAATTACTTACAATCCTTTCACCTATTGCACCAAGGTTACTCTTATTTTGTTCAATTTTATTAGAATAATTCATCTTAGTCCGCAGCCCTACGAAAGCCCTCGGGAATATATTCCCGTTGACGTTTAATAATGTAATTGCCAGGCGGCGTCATGATTGATTCATGAGTATCAAATGAACGTTGATGGACAATTTCAGTGGGCTTTTTAACTAAAAGAAAAATCTCATAAAGGTCACGATTTTTGGTTTCGCTCTTTTTATAAGCTTCGACATGATCCATAACCATAACATGATTATGGCCAGTTTCACTATGAGCAATAATCAAAAGATTGTTTTCTGGAATTATAGGTTCAAGACCATCAGGAAAAGAATCTACGCGCATGATGACGAAGTCACCTTGAGCCGCAAATTTATTGAAAGTTTTCATAGTTAAATTTCCTTTTTACATGGAACGATTATAAAACTTATGATACTCTTATTTTAAAAAATAGTCAACCATTATTTTCATATTTTTTTTATTTTAAATTCTAGACATTATATTTTCACAATAAAATTAGAATCAAAAAATTCGTTCTCGTGTAATTTTTTATGAGTTAATTTACTGCAATAAGTTGATATCAACTTCTGATGCCCAAATAAATATCCCATAGGATTACTTCTTACTTGAGTGCCATTTATTTCATACTTAAAAGTATCGTGAGTATGCCCATGAAACCAGTATTTAATATTTGGTTGCATGAAAGATGTTAAATCAGAACTATAAGATCCATTTATATAATAATCATTTTCGCTATTATAGCGAGAATGATTACTTAATTTAGTCGGAGCATGATGAGAAATCATCACAATATTTTTAAATTCTGAAATTACAGAATTATAATATTGTAAAGTTTTCTTATGCTGTTTTAAAATGAACTTGGGAGTAATGTAAGATTTATTTTTTATAGAAAAAGAATAACGGTAGTCGTTTAATCCATCTCTTACTGCCATCATTGTTCTAGGATCTTCTTTATTAAAATCCGTCCACAAAGTTGCCCCAATAAAGGTAATTTGATTGAGAGTAATATGTTCTTTTTCCAAAAAAATAATTTTATTGCTTACAGATTTTAGAAATTTTCTATAAGCAATTAAACTTTCCTCAACGGTACCATATCTATAATATTCATGATTTCCTGCTATCACTAAAATATGATTCGTGGTTTTAGCAAGATCATCTAACATTTCGGCCACTTGCGCTTGATAGATATTATCTAGCAATAGTTGTTCAATTACTACAATATCACCAGCTAAAATAGCAATATCTGATTTGGGAAACGTATAAGGATACGGTCCAAATTCAGTATGAATATCGCTCATTAAAAATAATTTTGTCATTTTTTATTTTTCTTTATTATGTTTGGCACATAATAATTTGCATTATTTCTCATTTGAAATTATGATTTCAACGAAATCACCGTCGCCGTTTCCAGCGACGGTGTAACTTTTCTACTCATCAGGTACTATGATGAGTAGTTATTTTTTATGCAGCTTGTGCAAAATCAATTGCTGTTTTAAGGGCCATAGCCTTTCGGTTTCGATTAGCACCAAACCAAGCTGAAGTTAAGCGAGTATCTTGGGATCTACCAAGGATGTGGTCTGTCATATAAGTGACAGTATTAAAAGCCTGCCACCATGTACCCTTACCAAATTCAGCACCTGGTTGAGTGTTCATGACTTCAAGCGCATGAGTGGCATTCCGAGAAATATCGTCCTTGGTTTCCTTATTCTTATTCTTGTTCGCATTAATAGAAGTCTGAGGAAACACAGCGCTGAAAAAATCCACCACATTGTTCTTATTGAAGCGCCGCGACGCTAGCAATTCAGCAGCTTCCTTATACTTATCAAGCATTGTTTTAGCAACGCCTAGAGTGTTCATGACAATGTTCGGATCAAATGTGGTACGATGATGGACACGGACCATAACATCCGAAACGGTGTTTAGGGCAAATGACATGGTGTTATTACACACCACTCGGACCGGTGTCATTCGAATATCTATAGGCAATCCATATTTGTGAGGATTGGAAAACAAAAGATATTGATCAACACGATCAGACTTGAAAAGTTCAAAGGCGTCTTTGACCTTTGCCAAAGCCCAAACGCGGCGACCATTTTCAAGAGAGCCGGCTGTATGCATTTCCATATCACCGTGCTTAATGAAGTCATTAAAAAACGAAAACGCTTCACTATTTTGCAAGGGATTCCAGTCTTCGCCAACAGTGTCTAGATAAGCACCGTCAGAAGAACGAACTAAGCCCTTTTTACCCGGGACCAGGCGAGAGAGGGAAGGAGGATGCGAATAAAAAAGATTGGTCTTATCTACTGACCAATTAAGCCCAGCTTTAACAAGCATTTCATCTGGTGTAAGATTTTCAGAAACCTTTACACCCAAACCATGCCAAGGAACTTCCCCAGCATAAGCCATTGTTTCAACTTTATGTGCCATGATAAAAACTTCCTATTTGTTAACGATTAAGTGCCAAGAATTGCTCTAAGAAACACTCCGCCTACGATGAGCGCGGCGATGCCTAGAACAAAAACAAAGGCTTCACTGGCAACAGTGAATATGTTAGCAAGCTTCATAATCTATCCTTTACTAGTTAGAGATACGCCAGTCGCCGTTCGCGTCGCGACACGCGGTGCCGTATCCTGATTGAGACCTACCACCAACCGTGATAGTCTGCTGGTACTCACGGCAGGGCTGGCCAACATTATTATAAATAGTACGAGTTGGCGTTATGGTACCATAGTTACCAGAATCCGGGTTCTGCCATGTCGATTGCTGCCCCGACCGGTTTTGTTCTAACGCATAATTGGCGGTTTGATTGGCATACAGTTTATCGGCCTTATCTAAGGACAAGCCGATTTCATTGCCGATGACGGCACCAAGAAGAGTGCCTACAGCAACCGCAACAAGTTTGCCACGACCATCACCAATTTGCGAACCACCCAAAGCGCCAATTGCAGCACCACCAAGTGTGCCAAGAGACTGTTTTGGACCCTGCTGCTGGCATGCGGCTAGTCCAAGACTTAGCGCGGCCACACCAACTAGGGCAAACTTTGTATAGTGCATTTCCTTTAGATTTTACTCCTTGTTTTAACCATATCATAGTTCATTTTGTCTTCAGTTTCGTTAACCCATTTAACAATTACAAAATGGATGGTACTCTTATTTTAAAAAATAGTCAACCATTATTTTTTATATTTTTTTATATTTTTTTTATCAATAAAATCAATCACTTAACAATTCCCGAGTCGTAAGTCATTGATTTTATTAAGTAATTTATTTTTATCAATAAAATCAATCACTTAGTTAATTTTTGAAAAAACTGCAATTTTTGATTACATTTTTTAATAAATAATAAGCGATTTATTGATTTTGTTTTTTTTATTTACAAATTTAAAAAGACGAAATTTCCCGATCGGGAAATTTCCCCGACGTTTGGGCCAATTGTGCCCTGCTATTTCCCGATCGGGAAATTCATGGAGTGCAGGGCGTGGCGGCCGCCGGTCAAAATGAAATATAATTATTATTTAAATTGTATTTGAACGATGCATTACATGAAAATTCGTAAACAAAAAAAGGTTAGAACTGCCAAAGATTTGTTTATTAAAAACAGTCCTTACAAGCCTCGTATTGTAAATAGTAAAAGGATTTATAATCGTAAGTCTAAATATAAAAATTTAAGTAATGTACTTACTGACTATTAATTATTCCTTTGGATATATTTTTTCTACAGGAAAATCATAAAACTCTAAAGTATCAGGCTCTTCTTCATTATATTTTTCTTGTTTTTGCTTTTTATTAAATTTTCCAATCTGAGTTAAGCCTTCTTCAGACCTTTTTTTGGCTTTCTCCAGCGCCTTAAAAATTTCCTCTGTCCATGGAAATCTAACAAGCAAATCTCCATCTTTGTCCACAATCCACATTGTAATGTATTTTTTATCTTTTATCGTAGAAGTTGAATATGATTTAAAGATAAATTGATATTGTGGTGTTTCGTATCGTGGTCTTCCTATGAACTGATCATTAATCGTGAACGACGCATAGATTATAATGAGTATTATTGGTATAACTATATATTTTAACATTACAGACTTAATGAGTAAAGGCATAAAGCAAACTATTCCTGCAAACGACCATAGCAATAACATTGTTAAAGAATTATATTCCATAAACATATTTAAAACATTTCTATTACTGGAGCTTTATTATCAGTAGCAATTAATTCATCACTGTCTCTAAATTCAACAGAGCCGTCTTCTTTAATATCAAAAGCAAACACATTCTTTTCTTGTCTGGCCATTTCAAGTGTTACAGTCTTTGTTGATAAAATTTCATATGGATTTACTCGTATAAACTCTACGGTGATTTCTTCAGGTGTATTTTTGTTCTGTGTACTCATTGGATTAGGACTACCCATTATATCTAGAGAATAAAATTGCACCGTTACTATAAAAGATCGAGGAGATTTTGAGCGAATACTTAAAACTTCTCGATTAATAAGAATCTCTTCTTGTTTATTATCATCTTTTATTAATGTATCATTTCTTTTTCCACGATCATCACGATCAAGATTGACTAGATTAAATTCTTTATTACGAAAACTAACAATACCTCCTCTATCATCTTTTATCCATAAATCTATATCATTTTCACTATCTTTGTTCCAATTCATAACAATAAGATATTCTGCCTTAGGATCAAATATTTCTTTTTCGGCCAATGGATTTATGCTGATAAATGCAATTAAAAATAAAAATACAAATCCAAGAAGAAGATTAAATAACAAATCAACAAATCCGATTGTATTTTTGAAATTTTGATGATTAGTCATAATATTATTTTAAATTATTTGACCGTTGTTCATAAATTACCATTTGTATTTTTGTAAGTGTTGAACAGACAAGACCAACAAGAGTGGTTACAAGCGCGGTGCTCATACCTATTGCCATAAAGTGTATAGCTTCTTGAATGTTCGTCTTACTATCAAGATTCAAAGAAGAAAATGCTGTGCCTAACATAATTAAAAAGCCAGCAACAGTGCCAATCATTCCTAAAGTTGTCATTGTTTCAGAACCGAACCATACATAATTAGATAGTTTTTCAATAATTTTATAATTTCTTGGTTTAAAACTCAAGTAACCAATTGTGCCAGAACATATGATAAAAAGTACAATGATAATTATTGATATTTTTGTTTGATCAGTATGATACATCATTTCAAACCAACCAAATTTATGCATTAAAACAGAAGCAAATACTGTTAAAGCAATTTGGACAAACCAAGCTAAACTAGTTATGTTGCTCATGTCATTATCTTTATTTTTTTAAAAGTTAAATTTAGGTGCTCCGGACGGAGTCTTCGAATCGTCCTTCGGATCAACCGGATTTGATGGATTTGATTGTTTTGGCTCTGGTGTCTCTGGCGGTAATTTTTGAATTTTAGTATCTGGTAATACTCCAGAACTTAGCACGCACGAAATACCATTATTAATCATTTCTAAAACGACAAAATTTGTACCGTTATTAAATATCATTAATATTACTTGTGGAGTTTCTTGTAAATTTTCTGGAAATTTTTGTGGATTTATTGAACCTAATATATCATAATTCATGAATTTTTCATTCGTTAAGTCAGAAAGAATTTCTTCAGTATTGCCACAAGCAATTTTTCTATCATAAAAATGTACTGAAGAATTTTCATGATTACTTATTAATGAAGCTTTTGCATATGTATGTGATACAAAAATTAATCCTGTAGTCATTAACAAAAATAGTAATATGTAAAAAACAGATGATATTGAATATTGATTACATATCTTTTTCATGACACCGTTGCATCCTTTCTTCTATTTAAGAAAAACTGATCCATCATATATTTATAAGGATCACTAAAAAAAACTTGAGTTTTATGTGCATCTTCAATACACATTAAAATTATATTTGTTTCTATTTTAACGCCAAACATCTCTTCTATCATAAAAGAATATGCGGCCATTTGCAAGAAATAATCATGAATGTTTTCACGTTTTTTAAAACTGCGAGAAGTCTTATAATCTATAAGTGTTAATTTATCAAATACTTTTGCGACAAGGTCACATGTGCCTGCTAGTCGATATTGATGACTATATAATGTGCACTCAGTAGCATATACAATTTGTACACTTTTTTGTAAAATTTCACAAAATTGATGATACATTCCTACAATATCAGGCATTTTACCAAGAGTAATATTTGGATTGTTTGGATCAAGCATATACTGTTCTAGCATGTTATGAATAGTAGTGCCACGTGTCGCGCCGCGTTTAGTTATGTATGCGGCTTGTTTTTCACCAATACGCTTTTTCCATTTTTCTAGATGGCTTCTATCCGAAGCCTTTCCAATGGCCGTTGTAACTGATTCATACCAAATTTCTGTCGAATCATTTATATTCGGCACCTTATACCAACGGCCATCTTCCCGAGTAATAGATTCTAATTTCTTAGTGGGAAAACGATTTTCAAATGTAAATGCCTTGTTCAAGTTTAGCAATGATATAATCCTTCACTAATTCAGACCGCACGATATCATCTTCATCAAATGATACAAATTTAAAGTATTTTAAGTTCTGTAACACTTTCATAAAGTTAAGTAGTCCCTCTCTATCCTTGTCCTTAATCAAATCACTCTGTCTAAAATCTCCGCATAAAATAATTTTACAATTATCACCAACTCTTGTTATTACTGAATCTAATTCGTGAAATGTCATATTTTGACACTCATCAACAATAAGAATACAATTATTAAGAGTAATGCCACGAATAAAAGAGGTTGATAAAAAATCAATAACACCTTTATTTTTGAGATAATCATATACATTATTATTATTACGCTCAAAAAGCTCATTGAAAATATTGTAATACGGAAGCTCATATGCTCTTTGTTTTTCCTTTTGATTGCCAGGAAGAAATCCAATATCTCTTGTTGGTACTATGGATCTAATTATTATAAGCTTTTGTTTATTTGTATCGCCTCTAAGTATTTCATTTATGGCCAAATAAGATGATATAAACGTTTTACCCGTTCCAGCCATACCGTATAAAAGTAAATGTTTATCTTTTTTATATTCAACAAATGTTTTAGCCTGATTTTTAGTTTTTGGTTCTATGCATTTCAAATTCAAAAATAATTCAATGTCTTTTTGAGATTGATTAGTCCTTCGCCTTTCCTTTCTTCTTTGTCTTTTTTCTTGCTTCGTAAATGTTCTATAATCATCAAAGTCTTTATCAACTAATATTAATTTTGAGTTTATGTTCATTTTTTTATCTTTATTACCCCATATGTTGTGGTTTATTTTAGATGAACATAATATTAAAAACTTACCTTTCTTTTCTAGTTTTTTATGTTGATGTTATTTTACTTCGAAGTGTCTGCTGCTCTTCTTTTTCTCCATTTTTCTATAGCAGTGCGTTTCTTTATATCCTTAATGGATTTGCTACCATACGTTTTAGCAAGTTCGCTTGTCTGATTACTCTCGGCTATTTTAGACATAACTTCTTTGAAGCCATCATCGCTTTTCATGGATTTTTGGCCCATGACAGACGCTACTACTTGAAATATGCCAGGAATTTGACGAATATATTTATTTTTTGAAAGAAAAACTTCTTTTTCTTGAATAGACATCATTTCTTCCCAACTAATATTTTTAATTTCATCATAGAAAATATATGTCGGCATCATTATTCTCTTTTATTTATAGTTTTCATTTTTCATCATTATTCTTGTATAATGTAGTTAACTACATTATATTTTTGGTTGCCTTCATCAAAGCTAACATCTTTTATACCAGGTTTACTATTTTTATTTACGCGCCTAGTGCTATTGAAGAAAGCGTTGGATTCAGTATTCAAAGCTTCTTCTGCTGCTTTTCGAAGTTTAATAGCCTCTTCGATAGTATCAATATACATTCTACCAGCTGAGTCGCGCAAACATATGTTTTTTCCATTATGCATTATTTGCGCACGATATTTTTGGTTGCGTTTATAAAAGCTAACACCTTTATGACCAGTTTTATTATTTTTATTTGCATCTCTATTTTGTCCATTTTGTTGATTTGTACAAACTCTTAAGTTATCGAGTCTATTATTAAGTCCATCACCATCTATATGATCTATATATTGATCTTGTCGTAAACTATAGCCATTCATCTCAAGAATAATTCGATGCGCAAAATAAAGCTTTCCTTGAATTCCAATTCTCCTATATTGTAGACCATTATAAGTATGTATACGTCCTGCTTCGGTACCTGCTTTAATTTGATTATTACGTTGATTTATCTTCCAATACAACTTTCCAGCCTCTGGATCATAGTAAAACAATTTCTTCAATACTTCTTTTGATGGCATTGGGTTTGCTAATAAAGGCATTTTATTTCTCCGTTTTTATCAAATCTTATACCAATTAGGTGCATCTCTTTTTTTCCATTGCGCAAAAGAAGATTTAACCATTTTGTAATAGTTTCGATATGACTCCACCGCATTTCCTTGAATGATACATTCTGGATAATTTTTCATTGCAATCGCATATGGAGTAAATCCAATATTTGAAATGTTTTTAGGAAGATTTTTTAGCATAACACCAATGTTGTTCTTAAAAAAAGATGCATGTTGTTTACCATATCTATAAGTATATTCATCAGAAATGGCTTTATAATGATCATAATGCCACATATAATTGGATGCAGACCGCATAGTCCACAATGTACATGGATGATGCGAATGCACTACTTTCATTAAACTTTGTTCTCTTTCATCTGATAATTCTGGAGCACCATCAAGCAAACGATGCGCAGTTGATAACATTTGAGCAGACTCTGTCACCATTTTTACAACATGTTTATCACAAAGCATGTTAGCTGCTGCAACAGGATTTTCATCTAATATAAAAATATTCATTGTTCCACATTACAAAAAGTTTAATAAAACAGAAAAAGTTATTCACCATTATACGTGTTATACGTATTTGATCCACTATAAATTTCATATTGGCCTTTATTGTTTTTAATCATACGAATAATTTTAGCTTCAGTAAGTCTATCAACTGTATTATTGACTGCATCTCTAATTATAATATTACGCATTGATCGATAACCAGTATACGCACTTATACCAACAAGAGTAATTAAACCTAAAATTATAGTTAAATCAGTCATATTAAAATTACCACGCCTTGCAACTCCAATATCTTGCCTTTGTTTTTGGCTTGGGCACACTTGGGTCATCACAGCCATGTCGCGCACGAAAAGACTTACGACGATCTTTAATATGTTTTTTAATTGTCATATTTTTATCACCAAAATTGACTTTAACAACATTACCCTGTTTATTTTTGACAAATACTTTAGACTTCTTAACATCACCAGGCATCGGTTTATTTAAGACAACTTCTTTTCCTTGATATTTTGCTTCAATTAACCACTCTTTAAAACTTAACATTTGGATATCCTTGAATACAATTCATTAAAATCTATAAATGAGCAATTGTCTGCAACCGGCTTGTATACACCATTATTTAGTATATCACGTGGATAACAAAAAGTAAAGTTTATATTAGGATTGTTTTCTATAATCCACCCAATATATTTCATTCTATTTCTTGTATCTCTAAGCGTTACTTTAGTTTCATCTTTATAACAAGAAGTATTATTATAAATGTTATCAAGAGCCATATTTTTATTTATAATAAGAAAATCAAAGCCAAAAATGTATAATTGAGTAAAATCACGTTTAATAGCTTCTAAAATAGCATTAGTCCCAGCGTTTGATCTAGGTCTTACCGCATCCCAGTCCTCTGACATTGAGTTGCCCCAATGAACTTCAACGGGTTCCCATTTTTCATCTTCTGGAGGATCTATAAATCGTTCCAAAGGAAACGTAGAAGTTTTAATTTCTTCTGTAATTGCTTTGTCTATAGCAACAAGATAGTCTGGTAAAATAAAATCACTATCAATAAAGTCTCTGTAAAGAGCATTGCAGCCAAAAACAATACCTTTATTTTTTAAATCAATTAAATTTATACCTATACGAGACGTACCATTACCTATTATGTGCGCTATCTTTTTTACGTTTGTCATTATACTTATCATATGAATCGTATGAATCTAAACTCAAATTTACTTCTTTTGATGCCCTGCGGAACTTGTTTTTACTACGTCTTTTTTTCATAGAATTAAAATCATAATCATCGTAATTATCTGAATCAGGATACTGTTTTTCCCTACGAAATGTTTTACTCATAACTATAGTTTCTCCTTTAATTTCCATGAAGACGCAAGCGATGGCCATGCCTCTTCTAGTAATTTACGTGTAATACCTTTATATGGCATTTTTTTGTCTTTAATTGCAAGTACTAATATAGCATCATCTGGATCAAGAGATTCTAAAAATTGAATGAATTGTATTTCTCTTTGAAGTTTTTTCATTGTTGGATATGGACCATTTTTAAGAAAAACACCAAACTTTCTCAAGTTAGCATATAAAGTTGCTTGGTGATCAGCCGCTTTCGGCTGAGGCTTATATGCAGGAGCACCTTCGGGCAAATCAAATACAATATTTGGATTAAAACATATATCAATAATGTTTTCAAGAACAATATTATGGTCTCTTCGAAGAGCAATAATTTTCTCCTCCTTTGTTTTTAATTTCGATATTCTATTTAGAATTTCTGCGATTCCTTCTTTCATATTAAAATTCCTATTCTATGTTGACTTTATTAAGTTTTGAAAAAAAATATTTATTCATAAGTTGTTAAGCTCGAATCGCCTAGTCTCCATTTAGAGTTTGTGCGATCACTCAAAGGACCTTCAACTATGTATGTTTTAGTACAGACTTTCAAATCTGGAACTAACATTTCTTTAGGATTGCTAGAAGAATCAAAAAACAAACAACGATTATTAGGCTGTGCTGCGTATTGCCCGTTGTCTAGTTCTATAAAATTAAAGCTTTTATGCTCTTGAGGCACTTCTGCATAAGTAGTGTCTATAATATTAAAATCGGGTGCAGCATGATCAACTGTAAACAAATATCTACCTGAGTATATTTGTTTGTCTTTGGAGAGAAATTGGCAGCTAATATTACGTAAGAAGGTCTTTTGAAGGACGGTAAAATCATAAGCAAAACAGTCCCAAATTTGCAGTGTATCTAAAGGCAAAAAGGATTCTGGTAAATTATTTGTTCTACTAACAAAAGCATGTAATGGAAGCTTGTCATACAAGGCACCATAACGTGGAAGATATGCTTCTATTCTAAAAGCTTGACTACGTATGCTTTTTAGTGTAATCCAAATACAATATTCATATTCACCATAACCTCGCTCGAAATCATATAAAAATTCTTTTCGAACATAACTCTGAATTGGTGGCAAATTGGCGATTAAAAAACTCATTTTTTTTATTCTTTCTTTATTTTAAATTGTATTAAAATTCATGTATTGATTCCATTAAATTTTTAAGTTTCTTTTGAATAAAATAGTTAAGTAAATTACTACGATTATTGATAATCGCATTATCATACAAGTCTAATGTTTGTTCTTTAATATTATTTGGAATAAAATCAAAATCAACGAGTTGTTGATTTCTCTTATATCCTCTTAGCATATCATCAGTACAAAATGTTTCTGGTTCTTTTCCATTCCACGTTTCTAATTTTTTTGTTGTGATGGGCTTTTGTCTTTTGTCAGAAACAAATACATCATCGTCAGACAAGAAATTAGGCACGCCGTCGCCAACATCACCTTTCATAATGTGTTCTTGAATAAAACGCGCGGGATTTGAACATATAATAAATTTTCTCTGAAGGGGACTATATTGTTCTACATTAGCATATTTCTGTAATTGTACAAAGTCCTTATCAGAGGATAAGATAAGAATAGGCATACTGTTACCAGCATTGATGCCAAGCTCTCCATAACGATGGCATATTGATGCGATGATATCATCTGCTTCAGCATGAGGTATTTGAAGAACTTTATACGGAAAATACGTGCGTAACTCTTCACGAATATTATTAAGAATATTAAAAATTAAGTTCCAATCTAGCTTCGAAGCTTCACGATTTTTTCTTCTATTATATTTGTAGTAAGGAAATATATCACGACGCCAATAATTTTTATCGTCACAACAAATGACAAGTTCGCCATATTTTTGGCCAAACTTTATACGATACATACGCATTGAATTAAGTATCGTGTGACGAATAATACCTTCATCGATAACAATAGAATTGTTATTAATTTGTACCATTAAATTAGAAATGCAAATCTGATTAAAATCAACAAGTATCATATCTATTCTCAAATTTTAATTATAATGCATTAATCATATTCAAATGTCAATAAATTTTTATGCTATATTATCATCAGGAGATGTAGTATCATTTTCTTCTATTTTTCTTAACTCAGAAATAAAATGATCGATTGGCCCTTTAAGAGGATGGGTCATGTCAAGACTTTGATACAAAGTTGATTTAAGGCTTTCAACAGTAAATGTGAAATTTTTGATAAAATTAACATCATCTATTTTAAATCCATGTAATGCAAGCTTATTGATAAGCTGCGTAGAATAATGCGCTACAAGATGATTGATGTAAGTTTTTTTGTTTTGAATAAAGTATTCGAGTAATTGTTCTCTAGTTTGTGGATGAATATTTCCATTCACAGGAAACTGTAATACGTTATTTGATTCAAATTTTTTCATTTGATTACCTTAAGCAAAATAATATCTTTATTGATCCTGCCATTTGGAGCACATTCTTTACTATTTATTTCATTCATAAGTTTTCTCAAAATAATTTTTCCACCAGAAAGAATGGTTGCAAGCGTTTTTTCTGGCTTTCGTACAGTCTTACTTATTGAATTGTCTTTATCCCAACCCGTCAATGTGGTGCCTTTAAATGAAAATCCAGTTGATCCAAGGGCATCATATCGAATGAGTTTACGATATTTTACATTAAAAGCCCACAATTGATTGGCGCCTAATATATCTGCTGGATTTACACTAACAATTTTATACTCCTTGGACTCTTTGAGATATTTAAGATGCGATAACTGCTTTTCAATAGAAATAGGCTTCTTTTTTCGAGCCTTACGAACTGTTTTTTGATTTTTACTCCATGTGCCACTATCATGCACAATATTTTCAAGAAATTCGATATAGTTATTAAGTTGAGCCGGAGTAAGATTTGAATAAGCTTCAACTAACTGACTATCAGTCTTTTTCCGCGTATCGTTCATTTCTTGTAAAATTAATTGATAATAGCGATGAATAGCGATAGCGTGCTGAGGTTTTACATTGTTTGTCTGTAACCATGTATACATATTAAATTTAGAAATATTTTTATAATTATTTAAATAGAATGTATCCAATTCAGTTTCCATTTCACTTATATATTCGTTAGTTTTTTCACGAATTCTATCTTGAATGGAAACTACATTTTCGTTATCTTTTATTGTAACTTCTTTATTAATCGACTTGCCGAGTTTTACATATTCGTCAAGTTTTTCATTCATTTTTTCCAATACTTTTTCAGGCAGTTTGCATCCCATGAAAATCATGCGCGCATTATAACACGTCACACAATCTATCTTATAAGAGTTAATCTTTTTTAGAAATGCAACTTCTTTTTTATCTCTATTTTCAGGATAATTATCAAAAAGAAGATTGGATGCTGTCTTTTTACCGTATGTATAATTATACCAATTGTACGCTTTATCAAGTTGAATACTTGATGCAACTTCGTCAGTCCATGTCGGCTCAAATCCTAGGTATTTTTCCTCAAGAGAAGCCGAAACTTTCCTTCTCACAATAAACTCCTATCTCTATCTGTAATTAAAGAATTAATCATACTCTTATTTTAAAAAATAGTCAATCATTATTTTTATATTTTTTTTATTAACAAAATCAATCACTTACGATCATTTGAAATTAATGTTTTAAGAAATACTTCCCATTCAGGAATTCTACTATCCCACGAATAAAAATTATCTGAATATATCTTTTGAAATTTAAGTTTTGACATATGATTGTCTTCCCAATAATTGTCTATAACAACATCTAATATTCGTGCAAAGCGATTTGCATGAATATTAACATCTTCATGAAATTGATACATTACAGCAAAATTGGCGCAAGTTTCTGCAAGTGCAGCATGATTAGGACAAATAACACAACACTTAGCGCTCATTGCTTCCATCATTGAAATACACGAAGTTTCTGGCCAAATATTTGGATATGCAAAAATATGAGCATTTTTCAAAGCTTCTCTAATTTTATCATTAGATACCACTCCGTGATATGTAATGCCGGGATGATCATTGCAACGATCAAATACTTTTTGATATGGCTCATCTCGATGTGGCCAGCCATAAATTTTGAACGAAGAATAAACATCTAAATGGATTTTGTCTTTATGTTTTTCATAAAGAGCTTCAAATGCTGGAACAAGAAGCTCTAAGCCACGATGTGGAGTAGTATGATAAATTAAACGTAAAGGACCTTCACGATTTTTTTCATGATCTTCAATAGGATCAATTGCATTATGTAATACCATACTTTCTTTGTAAGGAATAGAATGAACGAGATGATACGTTTGAAATTGATAATTAGAAACAAAAACAAGTTTACTAAATCTTTTTCTCTTTTCTTCTTCGCGAAGATGTTGCACTTCAGGATCATTCCAAGTATCGTGCAACACAAGAATGTTTTTCTTTTCTTCACTTATATTGCGCACGCGAGAATGGATAATATTAAAATGTTTTAATATATTAGGATCGATACGCTTTAGAAGATTCTCGCGTATCATTTCAGTTCCGCCTAACGCGCCAATTACATTTCCATTTTCGTCTATATTATCTTTAAATTTATCATCTTCATTCAAACCAGTAATAACAAATTTCATTAAATTTATTCCTCTGTCTGTGTGTTTTCATTGCCTTGAGGAGAATGAGAACGAATAAGTAAATATCCTCCAAATTCTCCCCATAAATCTTTGGCGTTAATGCGAATGAATTTTTTATTTTTTTCATTTTCATTTGGATTTTCAATAGTAAGTACAACATTTTTTCGAGCCTTCCAAGCGCGTTGCTGATTAATCAAGCGCAGGGCACTGTTTGCTCGATACTCTTTTTTATGAGCTTTTTTTGACCAAAGAGACATACTTTTATGTTCGCCCTTTGATTCTAAATGTTTACGTTGTTTCTTTTTTGACATCTTTTACCCTCAAATAATCTTTCATTAATATTTTTTTATTTTTAAAAAGTGAATTATAAGTGCAGCAAATCCAAAACTTCCTAAAAATGAAAGAAATAACAAAATTGCTGCAATTAAAAATTTATCATCACGACCATCAGCAAACGCATCGGTCATATAAATCATAGAAAAATTTATAAGTGCTGTTGAAAATAAAATTCCACCAATCGCAAGACAAACTGATACAAAGTATTTGTAAAATGTTTTTAATTTAATTTTCATATTAATTGAATATAATTCTCTAATTTGATCTATATTGTATAAAGTAATCCACCAGCTTCAACATATGTTCTCATTTGAAGTTTGTATCCTGTTGTTTGACCCATTGCATCAAATCTATATCTGAATTGTATTAGTCTATATTTTTTATCATTATAATCAGATGATTTTTTATATATGATTATGGTAGGATCTTCTAAATTCTCTAAGTAAAGAGCATCAAATGAAGTATTAGTAACTGCTGATATAAATCTTGGACCAAAATCTTGTTGTTTAAATCCACCACCTTTTGTAAAACTTACTAGTTCTAATCCACTTTCATTTCGTGTTGCTTTTGTTTTACAATATTCTGCTAATCTTTTTTTAAAGTTTTTATCCTGAAGTTTTGTTTTTAATTTTGGTGTTACATGTTCCTTAAACATTTTTTTCACCGTCTTTTTCAAAGCACGAACCTCTGCGGAATTCCCAGCAGTTGTTCTATCTCTGTATCTTTTATCCAAGAGAGTTTGTTCTGAACCACCAATTGCTTTCAAGAACTTATCTTCATAACTTTTTGTTTCAATGCCTAATGGTTCAAATATCTTTCCAAATTGTTTAAACTCAAGACCAACTGCTTGAGCAAATTGACCTACATCATACTTTAATGAAATTTGAGTGGATGTTCTAGGCCTTCTAACACCCGCAGCGGTATATAAATCCAATCTAATATCAACTTTTGTTCCTTTTTGATCTTTAGTTCCTTCACTAGCGATAACAATTTTATCCTCCTGCAAATTAAACTCAGTAAAAATAGCTTTCTTTCTGATATTACTGTCAGAATTTACTTTTGCAACGGAAGAGAGAAATAAATCATTAATTCCAGGCCAAGTTTTATCATTAGAAATGTATCTTGCACTTGGTTCTGGAATAGCTGCTGTAACCTCAATTTTATCAGTAATTTGAGACTTTATTTTTGATTTTCTATCAGTATCTTTTACACTAAAACTTGCTTTAAAATCAAAATCATTACCTCCGATTTTAACCATTTTAGTCAAAACTTTTTTTACGTCACCGACTGTTACCTGAGGTAAATTACCTAACGAAATTGGAGCTCCTTTTGTCATTCTTTTTAAATCAGCAGCTTCCAATCTTTTTTTAAATCTAGCAGCTATGGCAGCCGCTAAAATAATTTCCGATACATCTCCCATATTTGGTGTATTTGATTCTTTAGCCATTGTGTATAGTAATGCCTTACAAGATTTTAGCTGATGTTGATTTCATCAGAATATTTATATCTTTTATTTATGTTACTCTCCAATCATTAAAAAATTATAATTACACATTATTACGCCTCATTCTAGATATGTCTATAGCATCTTTCTTACTGCGAATAGGAACAGCATTGCTCTTATGCATTTGTGCAATTCCTATGATTTCTGTTCCTGTATATATCATAGGCTCTTTTTTACTCATTGAAGAGTTATAGGAATTTGCTATTAAAGAACGGTCTGGGATGGAAGATTTGAACTTCCGACAACCTGCTTCCGGAGCAGATGCTCTACCAGACTGAGCTAATCCCAGATATTTGGTAGGCGCCAAAGGATTCGAACCTTTTCGAGAACGGTTATCTGCCGCTGAAAGGTTTATAAGACCTCCCTGTGTGCCAACACCGACGCCCATTTGATCATCACCGACGCTCGTTTGAGCACCACCGGTGCCCATTTGAGCACCACCTATGCTCATGTTTTTGGTGATCCCGATACGATTCGAACGTATGACATTCAGATTAGAAATCTGATGCTCTAATCCAACTGAGCTACGGGACCTTATACCAATTTTTTTCAAAAACTTTTCGTGTTGTCTTTCTGCTTCAAGCAATCTTTTCGTTTTTGGTCTATTTCTTTTCATCTTTTTTTCGTTATATTCAATTTCAATCTGTTGTAGGGATGCCGCTATTGGTGATCGACATGAGCGTGCTCGAGGTCTTCCACCAAGGCTTCAAGATATTCATGACAATTAACCCACTCATACAAAATACCAAGTTCAACATTATCTATTGCTTCGCTGAACCTAGGATTCTTTATCATTCTTTCGTATTCTAAATTAACTGGTCTCATTTGTCAATAACATAATTAAATATTTTTATCATCTTTTTTACATAAGTCGGCCGCTGATCCATATACAATCCGACCATCAACCATGGTAAGCAAATTGCGACCTTTGACTTTACGTTCATCAAACGGTGAGTTTTTCGACTTACTAACAAACTTTTTAGCATCGATGGTCCAGCAAGCGTTTGGATCAAATACGATTAAATCAGCTGGCG